CGCCTCCCGCGAGGTCAAGCGGATCGAGACCGAGGGCATGCTGCCCCCGCTCGGCCAGAAGTTCCTCGTCGCCGAACTCGAGACGATCCTCCTCGCCGCCCGGCGCGGCGCGGACGCCTCCGAGCTCGTGGAGATGCTCTACGACGACACCGCCGCCCACACCCTGTCCATCCGCTCCCGCCTCGAACTCGCGGTCGGCGACCTCGTCACCGACGGCAAGTTCACCCTCGCCGGCGAGAACGGGCTGACCATCGAGTACGACGCGCAGGTCCCGACGGCGAACATGCCGACCGCGGGCACCCCGTGGACCGACCCGACCTCCGACCCGATCTCGGATGAGATGGCGTGGCTCGAGGTCCTGCGCGCGTCCGGCGCTCCGATGCCGGAGAAGGTCGTCACCTCCTACAAGGCGCGCGCCCTGCTCGCCGGGAACGACGCCTACCGGTCGGCCTACTACGGGTCGGTGAACCCGTCGAACACGCCGACCGCGACGCTGGCACCCAACGAGGTCGACACCGTGCGCGCCCGCTACAACCTGCCGCCGATCGAGATCTACGACGTGCAGATCCCCAAGGACGACGGCACGATGGCCCGCCCCCTCCCGGAGAACAAGTGGGTGATGGTTCCCCCGAACCGCACCACGTGGGCGGAGACCCAGTACGGCATCACCGCCGAATCCATCGCCCTGACGACCGGCGACAACCCGGCCATCGAGCTGGAAGAGGCGCCCGGCATCATCGTCACGCACGGCTTCCAGGACGACCCGGTCCAGGTGTGGACGAAGGGCGCCGCCGTCGCGATGCCGGTCCTGTACGTGCCGGACATCCACATCTCCGCGACCGTCTTCCCGGCGAGCTGATCGGCTATGGCTCGCCTGGTATCGGACGTCCACGTGAAGGACCCGCAGACGCGCCTGATGGTGCACCTGCGGGCCGGAGAAGAGCCGTCCGCACAGTACGCGGCGCTCGTGAAGAACCCGGACGCCTGGGAGGGCGGCAAGCTGCCGTCCACCGATGCGGCCGAGTCCGACAAGCCGGCCGCGCGCAAGCCCGCGGCCAAGAAGCCGGCCCGGGGCCGGGACGCCGCTGACGAGGGCGACAGCAGCGGCGACGAATAGCGGCGTGCGGGCCCGCCCCGTGGTGGGGCGCCACCCGGCGGGCCCGCACCCGCACCCCTTCCCCTCTCAGACCCCCAAGGAGGACAGCCGTGGACACCGCTGTACGCGCCTGGCTCCTCGCCCAACTCGGCACCACCACTGACCAGGCCGACCTCGAGACCCGCTACACCCGCCTCGGCACCGCCCGCGCCGTCGCCCTCGAAATCCTGCGGGAGCGCCTCGCCGCACTGCGCTCGCAGCCCGCCACCGTCAACGTGTCCTCCGTGGTGTCCGTCGCCTTCACCGAGAACATCAAGTCCTACGAACGCCAGATCGCGAGCCTGGAGGCCGGAGACCCGCCCGCACCCGACGACCCCGCCGACGAGGCCACCGGCACCGACGCGCTCGGCATCATCCAACTCGTCGCGAGGCCCCGCCGATGAGCACCCCCGTACGCCGCGGCCGCACCCTCCGCTCGAGACTGCTTGCGTTCATCACCGGGGGAGTGGACCGGCTGCGGCAGGCGTGGCTGCTCCTCACCAACGCCCAGAACAGGCTGCTGAACGCGTTGGCGACGGTGCCGCCGTCCCGGCAGGGCATCAGCCGCTCACTGCGTACAGCCATCGCCGCGTTCAACACCTCGCTGGCCGCGTTCAATCGGGCCGCCATGGCGTTCGCCGAACGATGGGCATCCAGCGACCTGCCGCTCATCTACCGCGAGGGCGCCCACACGCTCCTCGACAACGCCGACCGCCCCCTCAACGTCTTCGAATGGACGGACCGGCACCGCGCCCAGATCACCAGCCTGTCCGCGCAGTTCTACGCCGACTTCACCGGCCGCATCACCGAGGCCATCCGCCGCGCGCGTACGTTCCTGCGTGCCGCCCAGGACGCCGTCACCACCGGCCGGATCGACCTTGCCGCGCTGCGCCGCGACCATCCCCTCGACACCGTCATCTACGCCAACAACTCCCGGCACCCGGTCGCCTCATGGGCGACCGCCGCGATCACCTGGCAGACCGTCACCACCGCCAACACGGCCGCCGCCCGTACCTCGCTGGACGACCTCGGCGTGAACTACCTCGAGGTCCGCGACGGTGCCGACTGCGGATGGACCGAGCACTCCGACCCGGACAAAGCCAACCGGACGCTGCGCACTGTGCAGGACGCTCTCGCGCACCCCTCGGCCCATCCCAACTGTGTACGCGAGCTGCTGCCTCGCATGGACCTCATCGGCCGCGACAACATCATCTCCGGAACCGCCCTATGAATAACCGCATCCCCCGACTCGTTCATGCAGGCGACTCCAGCACCCGACCCTGGCAGCGCGAGCTCGTAGCTGACTGGCTCCGCGCGAACGGCATCGACCCAGCTCACGTCTGCTCGGATTCCACGATCACCATTCTCCCCATGCCGTGCGCTGTGGCAGCCCCCGGCAAGCAGCCATGGCAGATCCACGTCATCGTCTTCCGCCAGTACTTCGTAGGTCCCGACGGGAAGAAGGAACTTCACTTCATCTCACGCAAGCCCGTCACGTTCGAGCGCACCGTGCCACTCCAAGTCCCCTTCCCGCCCCCTGCCCCCGGCGATGAAGGAACAGCTCATGGCCAAGAGCCGGAAGTCCAGCCTGTCCAAGAAGACCAACGCCCGCCGCAACACCAAGGGCGGCCGCAAGAAGATGAGCAGCAAGCAGTTCGCCTTGCCCAAGGCCAAGAAGTATCGCGTGGATGATCTTGCTCACGCCCGCAATGCACTCGCACGAGTCGCACAACACGGATCGCCAGCACAGAAGAAGGCCGTAAGGCGTGCAGTGGTGGCCAAGTACCCGAGCCTGAAGAAGACCGGCGGCAGCCGGAAGAAGCGGTAGGAGACCAGTGAGCGAGCAGCCCGCAGAGCCGCAGGCGCACGGCGTGCACATCGACGCGCAGCCCGGCCACGCCGTCATCGCCATCGACGGCACCCCGCTCCCGGCGGGCACGGTGACGGGCTACGTCCTCGAGCACTCCGTGGCCGACGCACTACCCACCCTGGTCCTGCATACCCGGCAGCCCGAGAATACGGTCTTCGACGGGCTCGCCCGCGTCGCAGTCGGGGTCTCCCGGTCGCCCGCCCAGATCGTCTCCGACTTCCTCGCGTCCGTCGACCCGAAGCTCCTCGACCAGGAGGCGCTGAACCGGGCCGACTACGGCGGCGGCGAGGCCGCGACCGCGCGCGCCATGCTTGCCACCCTCACCGACTGGGCGAAGGGCGGCAACTGATGGCTGGCCTTGACCTGTCCGGGCTTGTCCCGATCGTCGAAGACCTGCTGCTGCAGGACGTCGTGCGGATCACTCTGCCCGCGGGCGGTGAGCCTGTCTTCGACCCGGCCACCGGCGAGTACACCGTTCCCGGGGGCGACATCGTCTATGAGGGCCGTGGCGCGGTGCAGTCCGCGTACACCGCTGACGTGACGGCCTCCACCCCCAACAGCAACCTGCCGTGGGTCTCCGAGACGCGGAGCCGGTATCGGATGTTCACGCCGCTGGCTGTGCCGGTCGCGGAGAAGGACACCATCGTCACCGTCGTCCAGGTTCATACGGGCGGTGACGTGACGCTGCTGGGCCGGAAGTGGCGGGTCCAGGACCCGTCGATCGGCGGCACGTTGGGCGTCGTCCGCATCACGATGCTCGACCAGATCGCCGGGGAGATCGCGTGACGGACCTGGAGGGGCTCGCGGACCGCCTGGAGAGTGCGGCGGACCGGGTGGGCGACGAGGTCGATCGGACGGTGCAGCAGCAGGCCCGCCTTGCCCGTGCGCTGATCCGGGAGCATGCGTCCGGGCGGCCGGGCCCGAACATCATCACTGGCCAGTATGTGGCGTCGTGGCGGATCCAGTCGTTCCCGGTGCCGGACGGCGGAGGCGCCATCATCGGCACCCACGCCCCCCAGGGCAGGCGCCTGGAGTTCGGATTCTTCGACATGACGGACTCCATCGGCCGTCACTTCTGGCAGGTGCCGCGGCCGCACGTCGGGCCGTCGGTGAACGAGCTGTCGGGCGAGATGGAGTCCGCGTTCAAGGATGCCTGCGCCAGGATCTTCAGGAGCTGACCGTGATTGAACGTCGTGTGGTGACCGCCGGGTTGAAGGCGCTGCTGGCCGAACTGACCGGGCGTCCCGTCGGCGTGCGCACCGTCCCGCTCGATGCGACGGGCGCGCAGGTGGCGCCGCCGTACACGCTGCTCTACCCCCTCGACCACATCGTCGACGACGCCACCCTCGCCGACCGGCACACGACCGCCATGTCCGAGTACCAGGCGACGTTCGTGTCCGGCCCCCTGCCCGGCCACCCCGACTCCCGTGGCGGCGACGAGCAGGCGCAGTGGATGGCCGACCGGGGCCGCAGGGTCATCGCCCGGCCCGCCGACGGCAGTCCCGGCTACGCACACGCCCTCAACGTGCCCGGCATCAACTGCTGGAGGCGGGAGGCGACGGAGGCGGGGGGAACGTCCGAGGCAAACGATGCAATCATCACCAGTGTGATCAGGTACCGGCTCTTCCTCGAGGAGACGCCGAGCATCTGAGGCACGACGTACGACCGCACCGCGGCGGGACCCCACGCGGACGCCACCAGGCAGGTGGCCGCCACACACCCGTGTAGCAGGGGCCCACTGAACCGGCCCCGTCCGAAGGGGCCACTTCATGAGGTTCAACCGCAAGGGCATCACGAAGATCAAGTTTCTGCCGGTGATCGCATCGACGGATCTGCTTCCGACGCGCACCGAGATCACCGCAGGCAATGACCTGACCGAGGGCATCAACGCCATTGACGGTTGGAGCCTGGAAAACCAGCCGATCGAGACGCCAGACATGGCGTCCACGTTCGTCTCGAAGATCGACGGCGACGACTCGGCCGCAGACAGCTCGCTGACGTTCTACGAGGACAACACCCTCGACGACATCGAGACCGACCTCGCCAAGGGCACCACCGGCTTCATGTGCATCTTCTCCAAGGGCGACGTGCCCGCAGGGAAGGGCCTCGATGTGTTCCCCGTGAAGGTCGCCTCGAACTCGAAGACGTACAGCACCGACAACGAGGCCGCGAAGATCCAGGTCCAGTTCGTGATCACGGACCGTCCGGTGTTCAACCAGGTTGTTCCCGCCGCCACCTGACCCTTCCCCACCTTGAGCCCCCGGCCGGGCCCCGGTGTGTCACGGGAAGGGCGCCGAGCGCCCGGCCGGGCCTTCCCGCAAGGAGAGACCCGATATGAGCACCACCTGGGATGCGCTGCAGGCGCGCCTCGACGGCCTGAAGCGGCCGACGGCCACCCTCACCATCTGCCCCGACGACGACGCCCGGCAGCGCCTCAACGTCGCCAAGGCCGAGCTGCAGGGCGCCGAGGAGTACCTGGCTTCCCTCGCCGACCCCGCGGAGGGCGACAATCTCGAGGCGCTGAACGCCGAGAAGGCCGCCGCCGAGACCCGCGTGAAGGCCGCCAAGAGCGAACTCACCGCCGCGCAGAAGGCCTTCGACAAGACCGCCATCACGCTCACCTTCCAGGCCCTCGAGCGGCAGAAGCTCATCGAACTGGAGAAGGAGCATCCGGCGTCCGAGGAGGAGGAAGCCAACGGCGCCGAGCACGCGTCCAGCTTCGCGCCCGCCCTCGTCTCGGCCTCCTCGGTGGACGGTATGCCGCTCGAGTACGCCCGCCACTGCCTCGACACCTGGTCGCTGGGCGATTCGACCGACCTGTACAACGCGGCCGTCTCCGTGCAGCGCGCCCAGCGGACCGACCTGGGAAAAGGCTGATCGATGACCAGAGGCTGCGCGCCGAGCTCGAACTCTGCGACCGCTGGGGCATCCCCCACAGCCAGTTCCGCGGGCACGGCGACGGCACCTGGAACGACCTCGACCGCCGCAAGGCCCTCGCCTACGCCGCGTACGCCAAGCAGATCTGCCCCGGCTGCGGCACCCGGCACGACGAGTGGGACGAACAGGCGGGCGGCGCCGAGGACGCCTACACGCCCATCACGCACCGCTGTATCGGCTGCCAGCTCCTCGCCGACAAGCAAAAGAGCGTCCCGGACGGCGACGAGGGGCACGGCGTGAAGGTCCTCCTGCTGCCGACCTCCGTGCACGCCGCCCTCAACGTCGCCCGCACCACCACGACCCGCTGACAGGAAGG